AATTAGTGTGATTTTCTAAACTTGTGGATATAATAGGGGGCGGCTAAATAGCCGCCTTCTTGACTAAAACGGAGGAAAAAAATGCCGACATACGATTTTGAATGTGAACCTTGCGCCTACTATACTGAAATTGTACAAGGTCCATCAGAACCAAGTACGCACGTTTGCCCGCTCTGCAATGAAGAAAGCCTAAAAAAGGTTTTTATCAATGCCCCACACATGTCTGTTAGAGGCGATGTAAAAACTTTGGGACAACAGGCAGACAAGAATACAAAGAATATGGGTAAATATGAATTAGAAGACAAAAATAAAGCAAACAATATGGATTTGCATAATAAGCATAAGGAAGTGTCTGCCAAAAGGAGAAAGATAAACAAGATGACCCCACAGCAAAAAGTTAAATGGTTTAAGGATGGTGACTGATGCCTTTTATAGATGAAATACCAAACAATCTTTCTAGATCTCAACAGCCCCATCATGCAACAGTAACGATGAAGGTAGACATTAGAAAGATGTTAGACAATGGAAATCTAGATAGCCAAGTACTAGGAAACGAAGCTTTAAAAAAGTACGGAATATCTAACAAGTTGCAAATTTGTGTTTCTGGAGTAACGGAAGCAGATTGTATTAAAAATTTAATAAGGATGCTGGAGAAAATGAATGAATGAATTTAATAATGCAGAAGAAAAAGAAATGGTTAGAAATTTTTATGATATCAATGGCAAGAACCTAGTAGAAAAAGAACAAGAAAACTACGTTGCTAAAATGACCTTTGACAAGGCTAGGGGCGAGAAAACAGCCTTTTACTTTATAAAAACCTATAGGGGTCAACTATTAGATCCTCACGCTAACGATAAAAACATTTCTCAAATGAAACGAAGAAATTTTGTAGAAAAAAGGGTTAACGCCAAGTGTTTTGACAACTATGTTAAATATCTACAAACAAAAAACAGAACTTATTTTACCAGATCTCGACGACTATCTATGGAGAATTAAATGAAAAAGGGTCCACTTTCTAAAAAAGAAAAAGCTTACATCGTTGCAAACTATTTAGAAGATACGCCTAAATCTATGGCAAAAGATATGGATAGATCAATTCATGTAGTTGATAAATTTGTTTCTACTCTAGACTTTCAAAAAAAGACAGAAGAAAGGACTCCGACTGTTAAAACTTCGGAAAAAGTAGGTAGTACTTCTAGCCTGTTTGCAAGGAACAAAAAGCAGGGAGTTACCGTAATGACAGAAGCAGCCTCTGCAAAGAGTGATGAGTCCAGAAACTTTAACAGGACTCCCCCAGAAAGACAAAGGGGAATGATTCACACAATAAAAAAGGATTGATATGATTTGTACCCATAGAGACCAGTATATGAAAAGTCTAACTAGATCGGAAATGATGATCAGTTGGAAAATAAAATTATCGGACGGTACTGATGTTTACGGCGATTATGATAGGCCCGACACAGATAACCCTTGGATAAGACTTTCAGAACACTGTAAAGATAAAGATGTTTCAATAACAAAAGTGGAGCTACATATGTTTGGAACTCCTAAGCTATTGTTTTTTGAAGACGAAAACGGTCTTGATGGTGTTTCTGTTATGAGAGGCATAGCAAAAGAGCAGTCTATGACAGGCAACCACTCTGAGTCTTTTCAGACTTTAACGGTATGCTTGTTAAGAGATTGTTGTTCTTGGATTGATGTAAAAAAATACACATGGCCCTTAAACGAATTTGAAGAATTTAATCAAACTAGGGCTGTGACTAAACAAAACTTAGAATATATGATTTTCAAAAATGGATCAGAAAAACTCAAAAACCCAAAAGTACAAGAGCTTATCAACGGGGCAACCCTGTAACGCCGCGCAGTATTGTGCGGAGCTTGTATGTTTAAGAAAGCGCGAAAGAGAGAATAAGGGTAGTTTAGAATTTAAGTTTTGGAATAAATCTCAAAAAGAACAGTATCAAACCAACATAAGAGTTGCAAATATACTCATTAAAAAGTATAATGAAAAAGCCTTGGTCAGATACTTGAATAGTCCTAGCGGAAAAAATATCTATTCGCTAGGATTTTTACATAAGTCTAAGAAGTTTGTTTTGGCCTTGAATTTTGTAGACGAGGGCGTGGCAAAATGTTTTGAAATGTTAAAGTCTCAAAGCGTTAAACCAAAAGCGAAGCAAGAAGAACCTAAAAAAGAGCTAGTATTCAAGCCTAAAAAGACAAAGGCTAAGAAGAATTCTCTATTTTCAAAACTAAGGAACATAGATGGCAAAGACGATAAAAAAAGATAGTATTCCTGAGTATCTAAAAAAAGACGCCAAGGGGTACGGAAAGATTATTAAGACCGGAACCGAGGTATTAAAAGAAAAAAGTGGATACGAAGTTATACCCGTTAGCCCTGCTATTGATATTGCGCTAGGCGGTGGTATCAAAGAGGGTAGCTGGGTAACGTTGACTGGAGATCCAAAATCTGGTAAAACAACTACCGCAATGCAAATAGCCTGCAACTGCCAAGAAATGGGCAGGAATGTAATTTACATTGATGCAGAAGGAAGATTTAAGGATATGAATTTTCAGGTGGATGGTCTAGATCCTGAAAAGATGTCTATCATGGCTCCAGAGGATAAGCCAATCCCAGCGGAAAAGTTTTTGGAGTGGGGGTATCTAATGATGAGCCATCCAGACAATCATGGTGCAGTTCTTATCATTGATTCCATCTCTTCTCTTATTCCAGAAAAAGAACTAGACAACGATTTTAGTCCCGGTCGTGCTGGACTTCCTAAAATACTTAGTATTTTTACAAAGAAGATGGGACAACTGCTTCCTAGGCAGCGAGGTCTGATGATCGCGATTACTCACTACATCGCCAATACCTCTGGCTTTGGTAAGGCAAAAATGGCAGATGGGGGAAACAAGATTCAGTATCAGGCCGATACAAGAATGGAGATAAGAAACGGTGGAAAAGACTGCCCAGCTATAAAATATTGGGACGACGAAAACGGAAAGAGGATAGGTCAACAAATTAACTGGGGTATCATATGCTCATCTATGGGACCACCGGGAGGAAACGTTCAAAGCTATATCAGGTATGGTAGAGGTATTGATAAAACTCAAGAGATCATAGAACTAGCCCTAGACTTAGGCTTTATCGACAAGGCTGGCGCTTGGATTTCTTGTCCGTTTTTATTGATGAACAAAGACATAGTTAAAAAAATAAATCCAGACGTTGACCTAAACGATGACGAAGCTATAATAAAAGCGTTTAAGTTTCAGGGTCAGTCAAAATTGTACAACTTTATCTCTAACCATCCACAACTGGTAACTATTCTCAAAAGCATGATATTGGAATCTTTGTCTTGATAGTTTTTGGGCTAGACGGAAAAGAGCATAAATGGAACCCTAAGTCTGGGGGAGGCAAAAGATCTAAACTGCATACAAGAGCAAAGCAGTTGTTAGATGAGCTATTTCCTCATGACAGGGTTCTAGAAGAAGTTTCTTTACCGGGTACTAGAACTACAAAAAACTCTATGCTTAGAGCAGACCTTTTTGTACCCAACCGAAACCTAATAGTAGAAGTTCATGGACAGCAACACTTTAAATTTAACAAGTTTCATTTTAAAGACAAGCTTTCGTTTTTTAGGGCGCAGGCCAGAGACAGGAAAAAGTCCGAATGGTGTGAAGTCAACGAGATAAGATTTATAGAATTTAACTACAACGAGGATATAGATGAGTGGCGAAGAAAAATTGAATGAGTTTTTACAGTCTATTGAAGACTGGAAGCGTTCTAAGTATTTAGTAGAAGTCGAGCCTCCAGAAGAAGTTTCCAATATTATCAATGCTAATTACGACGATATGAGGTCTTTGACTTCCGAAGAGTGTAACATATACAGCTTTAGGCTATATGCCTATGCAGAGTATATAGAGACACAATTAGCTAAAGAAAAAAATGCTTTAGAGTGGGCAGATTCCTCTATATGGTTTATAATAGGTAGCACGATGAATCAATACGGAGACGGTTGGACAAAATGGCAGCAAAAGTATTTTGCAGCAGTCAAAGAAAACCCCCTAGCTTCTGAAATATTGAAAGTTAAAAATCACGCAGAGGCTAGAGTTAGGACGCTAGAAGGTAAAAACAGCAGAATTATCAAGATGGCAGAAATATTAACGAATATGGCTAGGAGAAAACAATGAGTCAAGAAATTGTAGAAACACTATTGAATATGATGACAGAAGAACAAAAGGCTCAACTTATAAAAAAGCTTAAAAGTTCAGACATTACTGATAGTAAACCGCAAGAGCCGCCTGCTCCGTGTCGGCTAAAACAAACGGGTTCGCAAGATGCAAGAGTTTCAGACGATTTCACAATGAAAAGAGAAAAACCTCAACAAAAATCTATCCAAGTCGAGGTTAAGAAAAGAGAGAATCTTTTTGTAGACGATGGAACAGAACATAAGAATGAAGCAAACAAAACGCCAGAAATTGTTCCTACGGCTAGGTCTAGACCTAAATTTGAAAAGGTTGAACAAGTTTGTAATTATTGTAAAAAGTCAGAAATGGTACATCCACAATTCGTAAGAGAGTTTTACACTTGTGTAAGATGCGCAAGCGGCGGAGCAGGTAGATGAAAAACAACCTACAGGATTTGGCCTCTGAAAGGGCTGTCTTGGCTTCTCTTTGTCAGTTCGGATTAGATTCTTATCTTGAGATGGATTTTATAGAAGAAAGCCATTTTACAGATGAGATGAATCAGTTAATTTTTAGCTGTATCTATAAAGTCGTTTCTGAAAATTTAAAAGTAGAGCTTTCCGCTATACTATCCGCAGCAAATACTTTAGGTATGGAAGAGGTCATAAATACAAAAGAAGAGATTTCTTTTGTTAGGTCTCTGTTTAATTTTCCAGTACACAAAGACAATTCTCAGGCCCATGCTGCAAAGCTTGCCAAGCTAAAGTTAGCTAGAGACTTCAAGAAGACAATATCTTTGTGTTCAAAAGATTTAGATAATATTACTGGTGAAGAAGATATTATAGATCTTATCTCCAAAGTGGAGAGTCCTATCCTAGACGCTACGGCTGATGTATATCAATCTTCTGGAAACAAAACAGAACTTATCGGAGACGAGATTG